GTAAATCGTGCTAAAGAATACCCTCCAATCACAGACTACCTAGATGGTGTAGTAAAAGGCGATCAAGTACAGATTGATAAATACATTGCTGACTGCCTAGCAGTTAAGGCTAAGTATCCCAAGGGAGCAGCATAATGGCATCAATTATTAATGCAACTACTAGCACAGGACTTGTTTCTAGTGCGGATAACTCAGGCTCATTACAACTAGCAACCAATAACGGAACTACTGCGGTAACAATTGATACTTCACAAAATTCTTTATTTCAAGTGCAAGGCACTGCTCCGTCATTAACAGTAAATAGTCAAATGGTATTTACATTAACAAGTAATACAAATTTAAGAATATCTGTTAGGGGTGCTGATGGTGTTACTCGTGTTACTAACTTAACATTAGCATAGGGGTCGCATAATGCCAATTACCTTAGACGGTACAAACGGAATACAAAATTCTTCATGGACTACTGGAACTCGTCCGTCTTCGCCTGTTGCTGGTCAAATAGGCTATAACTCAACTACTGGTTATCCTGAATGGTATGACGCAACAGCAGCTAGTTGGGTGCAGTTTAATCAGTCAAAACCATTTTCTCTTGACTATCTTGTCATTGCTGGTGGTGGAGGCGGTGGTCGAGGTATGGGTGGTGGTGGAGGTGCTGGTGGATATAGAACTTCTGCTGGAACAACAGGAGGAGGGGGTAGTGCTGAATCTCAATTAGTTATTACTCCAGCAACAAACTACACTGTTACTGTTGGTGGCGGTGGTACAGGTTCTACATCGAGTGGTGTTGCTGGTGCATCAGGCTCTAATTCTGTATTTAGCACAATAACTTCTACTGGCGGTGGAGGTGGTGGTTCTAGAGTAGCGGGTACATCAACTTCTGAAATTAATGGAAAAACTGGTGGTTCAGGAGGCGGTGGTTCTAAATTTGTAAACGATCCAGTAGCTAATGGAACGGCAGGAGCAAGAACGGCTAGTCCAGTTCAAGGATTTAATGGTGGAGTATCAATAGGAACTGGCAGTAGCGATTATGGTTGTGGTGGCGGTGGTGGAGCAAGTGCAGTCGGAGGAGATGGATCAGGATCTCCTGCTGCAACTGGCGGTAATGGAGGTGCTGGTTTATCTTCTTCTATTACAGGTTCTGCCGTAACTCGTGCAGGTGGTGGTGGAGGTGGTGGATATTCTAGTGCTGGTGGTTCAGGTGGAACTGGTGGAAGTAGTATTGGTGGAAACGGAACAAACTCTAGCAGTACTGGAGGTACAGGAAGTACAAATACAGGTAGTGGCGGAGGTGGTGGCGGTATTGCCGATGGTGGAAGTTTTGGAAACGGTGGTGATGGCGGTTCAGGTATTGTAATAGTTAAATACCCAGACACATTTACCATTTCTAACTCAGGTGGCGGATTAACCTTTACAACATCAAGTGCTGGTGGTTTTAAAGTTACGACATTTACTGCTGGTACAGGCAGTGTTCAATTTGCTTAAGGAATAACAATGGCACACTACGCATTTTTAGATGAGAACAACATTGTTACTGAAGTCATCGTAGGTAAAGACGAAGGAAATTTTGATTGGGAACAACAGTATGGTTCATTTCGTGGTCAAGCCTGTAAACGCACTTCTTTTAATACTTCAGGTGGGGTTCACAAATTAGGTGGAACACCGTTTCGTAAAAACTACGCTGGCATTGGATACACATACGATAGCCAACGAGATGCTTTTATTCCGCCACAGCCGTTTCCAAGCTGGACAATAAGCGAAGAAACTTGTTTATGGAATCCTCCAGTATCTTATCCTACAGACGGTAAGCATTATTCATGGAACGAATCTACATTATCTTGGATTGAAATTATATGACTGAAGCTGAATTAAAACTCCTAAGCCACGAAGAAGTATGTAAGGTTCGATACGAACAGATACACGCTAGACTAAAGAGACTAGAACAGATTCTCCTCGGTACTGCTGGATTCATTATTGTAACTCTGTTAACCTTGGTACTTAAATGAGTATAGCACATTCCGTAGGTAAGAACTTAGTAGCTAACACTAAGACTACTATGTTTACTGTTCCTACCAGAAGTCTTGCTAAATGGAGTTTACTTTTTGCTACCAATCACAGCACATCTTCTAAGTGGTTTAGTGCATGGTGGTACGACAAGAGTGCAAATACTGAAATTGAAGTATTGTTTCAATATAGTTTAACTGCTAAAACATTCATAAGAATAGATGGACAGGCTTATGTAATGTTAGATGAAGGCGACGAGATCAGAGTACAGTCAGAGACAGGATCTACAACAACTTGTATTATCACTGTAGAGATAGAACAACGCAGTTCAGTACAACAGTTTTCATAAGGAGTAGTAATGCCACTCGCTAAAGGTAAGTCACAAAAGACAATCAGTAAGAACATTTCTAAGATGGTCAAAGAAGGAAGACCGCAGAAGCAAGCAGTAGCAATCGCCTTACAAACAGCTAAAGTTCCTAAACCCAAGAAGAAAGGTAAGTAATATGCCAATGGTCAAAGAGAAGAAGTTCCCCTATACAACTAAGGGTAAGAAGCAAGCTAAGCAGTATGCTAAGAAGACTGGTGCTAAAGTAGTTGCTAAGCCCATGAAGAAGATGGGAGCTATGCGTGGCTACTAAGCCTGGCTTGTATTCCAACATCGCAGCTAAGCGTCGTCGTATCGCTGCAGGATCAGGCGAGAAGATGCGTAAGGTAGGGGCTAAGGGTGCTCCTACTGCTAAAGCTTTTAAGGAAGCTGCTAAGACAGCTAAGAAGAAATGATTAAGAAGGGTAAAGAAACCTTTGCTGGGTATAATAAACCTAAGCGTACTCCAGGACACCCTACTAAATCCCATGCTGTATTGGCTAAGTCTGGAGATACGGAGAAGCTTATTCGTTTTGGTCAACAAGGTGTAAGCGGAGCAGGTTCTTCTCCTAAGACACCAGCAGAGAAGGCTAGACAAAAGAGCTTCAAAGCTCGTCATGCTGCGAATATCGCTAAAGGTAAGCTTTCTGCTGCGTACTGGGCTGATAAAGTTAAGTGGTAGGGTATTGACTTTTAATCAATTTTATGGTATAATATAGAGATATGAACTACATTCAACTAGTAAATGACGTACTGATACGGCTTCGTGAGCCTGAGGCTTCCTCGGTCTCTGATAATGCCTATGTAAAATTGATTGCTAAGTTTGTCAATGATTCTAAGAGAGTCGTAGAAGACTCCTACAACTGGAATGCTTTGTCTGATACCTTATCAGCAACCACCACAGCAGACGTATTTAACTATGTTCTAGTAGGATCGGGTCAGAGATTCAGAGTTATCGATGTTATTAACGATACTCAGAATGCTTTTGTAGAATTAGCATCTACTAGGTGGATGGATCAGCAGTTCTTAATGACTACTCCTCAGAAGGGGTCTCCTGCATACTATAACTTTAACGGTACTAATTCCAATGGAGATACTCAAGTAGACTTGTATCCTATTCCTAACGGTGCTTATGAGCTTCGTTTTAACATTATTAAACCACAGATACCTTTAGTAGCTAACGCTGACATACTCTTAGTTCCTGAAGAGCCTGTAATCCTAGGTGCTCTTGCAAGGGCTCAGGCAGAGCGTGGTGAAGACGGAGGAGTTCAAGCTGGGGAGACATACCAGTTAATGAAACAAAGCCTAGCAGACGCTATAGCACTTGAATCAGGACGGTATTTAGAAGAACAAGAGTGGGTCTGGAACTAATGGCTAGTCCACTACAGACAGCTTCAATAGCTGCCCCAGGATTCTACGGACTCAATCTACAAGAGTCTAGTATTACTTTGTCCTCTGGCTTTGCATTAAAAGCTCAGAACTGTGTCATTGATAAGTATGGTCGTATCGGTGCTCGTCGTGGATGGACACCAGTAAACACCACAGTCAACACAGATTTAGGTGCTGCTAATCCAGTAGAGTTTATCTTTGAAGTAGTCACTAGCGGTGGTACAGATGTACTTAGTGCTGGTAATAATAAGTTATTCGTAGGCACAACTACGATGACTACTAAGACAGTTCGTAATACAGACAATAGTGGTAATGCTACATACACAATTACTGCTAATGACTGGCAAGGTGCTGCGATGTCTTACGGGGACGTTAGCGATTTCCAGCCTCATGTATACTTAGCACAAGCTTCACACCCTATGTTGGTGTATCATGAGCTTCCTACTTCTGGTGGTGGTTTTAATGACCACAATAGTAATACCTTTGGTTATCAAAGAGTAGGAGACGCTGCTACGTTGCCTTCTAATCACAGCACTTCTACCTTTATGCCTAGCTGGGTACTCTCAGCATATGGAAGAATATGGTGCGGTGGTATTTCAGGAGATACTCAGACTGTCTATTTCAGTGACCTACTAGCTGGTACAGATTTTCAGAACGGAACTGCTGGTTATATTAACCTACAAGAAGTTCTTCCTAATGGAGATCCTGTAGTTGCTGCTGCAGCACACAATGGATTTATTATTTTCTTTGGTCGTAAGAACATAGCAATCTATGCTAATCCATTAGATACAGGAGCATTAACTCTTGTTGAGGTTATCTATAACGTAGGATGTATTGCTAGAGACTCAGTACAAAATATTGCAACAGATGTATTATTCTTATCTGACTCAGGAGTTCGTAGTCTACAGCGAGTAGTTCAAGAGAAGTCTATGCCAATGCGTGATATCTCTAAGAATGTTCGTGATGAATTAATGGCTGCTGTAGCATCTGAGACAGACTTAACTAAGATTAAAAGCATTTACTATGAGCGTGATGCTATATATTTATTAACGCTTCCTACAAGTAAATTTGTGTACTGCTTCGATACTCGTGCTCCGCTACAAGACGGCTCAATGAGAGTTACAGTATGGGATAGTATTGAACCTAAGTCATTCTTTGTAACACAAGCTAGGGATTTATACTTAGGCAAGCCAGGGTATATTGGTAAGTACTTTGGATATGCTGACAATACTTCTAGTTATCGGTTAGCTTATTATACAAACTATTTTGACTTTGATGCTTCAACAAATCTTAAACTACTAAAGAAGATTGGCTGGATATTAATTGGTGGTACAAATCAATCCGTAGCAGTTAAATGGGGATTTGACTATAGCGAAAGCTACCAAGCAACTACGTATACTTTAGATCCTGCTGTGACATACGAATATAATAACTCTACTGTGGATACTATTCCTGGTTCTACAGAATATAATATTGCTGAATATACTTCAGGTATTGTTTTAGATCGCTTTAATATAAATGCTGGTGGTCAAGGAACTGTAATGCAGTTAGGATTAGAAGCAGATATTAATGGAAACTTAGTTTCAATTCAGAAAATAGACGTAGCAATTAAGCAAGGAAAGACTCTAGTCTAAGGACATAACATGGCAAACTATACAAAAGCAACTAACTTTACAGCTAAGGATGGATTACCTACTGGTAACTCAGGCAAGATTGTTAAAGGTGCAGAGATTGATACTGAGTTCACAGCAATAGCTTCTGCTATTACTTCTAAGGCAGACTTAAATAGTCCTGCTCTAACAGGAGCTCCTACAGCACCTACTGCATCTGCTGGTACAAACACAACACAGGTAGCAACCACAGCTTTTGTTATTGCAAACGCAGTTCCTAGTGGTTTAATTTCAATGTGGTCTGGTACTATTGCTAGTATACCTTCAGGATGGGTATT